CTTCTATTTTTTGATAAAGTTTTTTTAGAAGTCTCATAGTAGTCTACCATTTTCATGACTCTAAAATCAAGAGATATTCTGGACTTTCCCGTTTTGTTTACTTTATTTCCATGTAGGAGATTGACAGCATCAAATGTAATTAGATCACCGTAATCACACTCCATGGGTTCAAACGATGATCCAGACTCAACCCACAATGCATTTGTGTCGTAGCACTTTGTTATTGGAAGAAAGAAATTAATTGTTTTATCACTGTGTCCATACTCTGTATCCTTATGAAAGGCAAATACAGATACGTTATCTATTGCTTGCAATCTAAACGTTGGAGTTACTTGATATATGATCTCTTCGTCAAATAAGTTCTTTACTACCTTTGATATGAAATCATCGTATAGAGATTTCAGTCTATTATCGTTGTCTAATGAATTATAAAATCTCTTATGATATTCTGTTGATTGATTATTTGATCTTGTTATTTTTTGATCAATAAAAATATTATCTAATTGAATTATATTCAAGTAATCACATATAATAGATCTAAAGTCATAATCATTGATTGAATACGTAAGTTTATTCAATATAGTCATCTATACAGTCACCGAATACTGTTTTGGTTCTTACTGCATCTATATACTCATTTTTATATCTTATAAGAAGACCATCTTTAAATTTTATTTCTCCAATTCCCCAAGGAGACTTTGTTGTGTCTTTTTCGGAAGCAACTAAGAAATTTAATACTGGAGACCTTCTCACTTTATAAAGAATTTTGTTCCACTCATAAAAAATTCTATGATAAATTTCAGAATTAAAATATCCAATTTCAGCAGGTTCTTCTTGTATGTATATGTAAGACATTGATTTATTATTATGTTTGAACATTTTTTTTATCGCCGCATACATAGACTCTGTGTTCATGAAGTCTAACAATGTAAGACATTCTTTCGCATATTTTGATGGAAATATCATAAGTCTGTCATACAAACCACCATGATCCTCTCCATTTGGGATCCATACGTGTTCGTTAGACAATATTGGATATGGTCTAACGAAATACATGTCTGTACGTGTAAAAATTATTCTATCATATTTTTTTAAGATGTGCAGATAATTATGATAAACGTAATGTTGAAAAATTATAGGTATAATTCCTCTTGTTGAACCTCCACCTTGTAATCCATATTCAAAAATTTTTCTCCACCATTGTATTTGGTGTCCTTTAAAGAACGTTTTAACATAATCCCACCATTTTTTTGGTTCTTCAAATATCCAAATATATTTGGCAACTTCTGTCAGGGGATTTATTGGAAGAACATTTTTTTGTTTTTGACCAATACACAAAGCAAGGTCAGCATCATATGGTTTGATTAAGTTATCAACCATATTTTGCCAAGATACATCATTCCCTCTAAATTCACCGTAGAGAATTACTAAGGTACTTTCTTTCTTTTTTGTGGTCTTGTGATGATGAATCATGATTACACTAACCAAGTAATAATTGAATATCTAGAATTCTTTGTAACTGGTAGAACTTCATGTGGGTACATAAAATTTGATGGGAATACAAGAACAGATCCTTTCTTAGGTCTCATTTTAATACCTCTATCAAATAAACATACTTCACCACCCTCAAAATCGTCATTTAACTGGAAAGAGCAAGATACTGATCTTTGTTCACCTTTGAATGAATCGGTATGTTGTGTATAATATTGTCCTTCTGCATATTTCAAGAAATCATATCCAGTATCCATTTCAACGGATACATTTGGATGAATTTCTGTATACATTCTCATTACATTATTGATGGCATTAAATAATTCTCCATCGAGGTAAATTCTCTTATCTTCTGGAACTCCATCGTTTGGAACACTAATACTACATGTAGTACAAGTTCTACTATCGTTTATTACATTTTCATTTTTAACTGTAGCACGAACTAATAAATCATCTTTATCAAAACTATCGATAATTTGGTCACACAACTCATCGGATATTATATTCTCAAAAATATGAATATAATCTTCTAATTTATTTGATACTTTATCTTTACACTCCATCAAGTCAGTAACTACAAATGAGTTTGCTGTAGTTGCATCAACAGTTTCTATTGGAGTATCATCACCAACTACTAAAGGTGATTCATCAGTAGTCTCTATTACGTCATCATCACCAACTACTAAAGTCGATTCATCAGTGGATATCAATGGATTTTCATCAGTAGTTTCTATTGCAAAGTCATCTCCAAAGTCAACAGTTACCGAAGAATCCTCATCTGATAGGGAGACGGTTTCTCTTGATTCCTTACGATCAAAGTAGTTTTGTGCATACTGTCCACGACTTAGTACATAATGTAAAAATACTTGATAGTAATGATCTCCATGGAATTGTTCTCTCCAGTGCTCAACTTCTGCACCAAGATAAACCATGGCATCGCCAGGATTTAGAGTAATTGGAATTTCCTTTCCTTCAGACTCTACCCAAATATCCCATGGTTCACTTCCACCAAGATTTACTGTCAGTGATATTTCACATGAAGGTCTATCCTTATGTCGTGACAACTCGTCACCACGTCTATAAACTCTACCATAAGTATAAGTTGGCAAGACTGTCTCACCTAAAACTTTACTTATCTCTGGAGTCTTTTCACATAAAAGTTCTAAGAATGAGATATAATTGTATACACTACTTGAGTGAGGTGCTTGTGGATCACCTGGAATGTTTTTATTTCTACAGTGATCACCAAACTCAACGCCCAAGTCCAGTGCTCTAGTTTCTGGAATAAAATTTCGTACAACAAGATACTTGTTGCAGGTTAATTTATCATTCATGTCAAAAATTAGTGTAGAATTATTTTTTTTTCGATATCAGGACTCTAATTCTTCCAGTAGCGAATCAAAGTATGCTTCTTCTTCTGCTAATGCTGCTGCTAATGCTGCTGCTTCCGCTGCTTCAATTGCTGCCTTACGAGTATCGAAAGCTGATTGTGCAGCAGCACTCAAGGTAGCATCTAAAGAATCCGATGCGATATTGCTTCCGCTGGTAACAAGTTCAATTTCTTGTACTGAAGTTGCTGCATCCCACTGAACCGCAGAAACTGCGACATTTTCTTCACATAGATCACATGGATAGGTGCCTAAAAATGATAGGTCACAGTCATATACTGGTTCATTATTGATGCAGATTGTACCAGTATTATTGACGGTATCTTCAACAATAATAGTCAGAGTTGTGATAGCCATTAGTCTTGATCCTCCTCGATGTCTGATCCTGTTAGAAAGTTGTTAAGTGGTGTTACCGTTGTTGGGACCACACCAAAGTTTTTTTGAATCTCTTCAATATATAGTTGTTTATTTTCCTCATTGGTTCTTACAACTTCATTTCTGAAAGATTCAACTGCTGCACCTGTTTGATGTGACTTTTGTGCCGTTTCTACTAGTAATAGTGGTGTCCAAGCAACGGAACATGCCCAATTATCAAGATCTTCACCAGTATTTGGATTTGTACCTCTGATGTGAGTATACCAAGCACATTTGTGTTCAATACACTCTTTTTTCAATAATGGACAATAATGACCCACTTCAATTCGTTTACCAAACATGATAATTTGTCACTCCAAGTTAATATACAATAAAGTCAATTAATTGTCAATCAGTCTTTGCTGCACTGAATAACATCAACATATTGTACTCTCAAGTCAATGCTGCTACCAGAGAAATTGGAACTAACGTTCGTAGATGCGTTACCACTTCCTGGGTGGTTGTGTGCTTGGTTACTACCAGCGTTACCAGTGCCACTTGAAGATGCATAAGAAATAGTTCTAGTACCCGATTGTGCACCGAAGTTGGTATTACCAGTAGCACCGTTTGGGTGATTATGTGATGGAATTCTACTGGTTGCTAGTGTGTGGTTACCAACAGAAACACTGACGTTAGTACTTGCGTTAGATGAAACGTTTCCTGAAACACCTTTTTGCCCAAATGCAGTAGTAAATGCCACGTTACCACCACTACTAGCAGTTCCAGTGACGCATCTTAGGCATTTGTTGTTGTGATTACTAGTATCTTTAGTCCAACTGGAAGGAGCAGAAGATTGTCTGAAAATTGCAACTGTCCCGGCGGCAATGAATGCAGGGATAGAGTTACATCCAGTTAATGAGGTTGATCCAAGAACAGCCATTTAATGCTACCTCGATATAATGCTTGTTGTCGTACATTTATTTATAACATTCTAATTATCTGTTGAAACATTTTATCTGGGACAAAGTATTTCTCCCACAAAGATCGGTTTTCTTTTTGAATTCTTATAAGATCATCTTCACTGTGACGTTCATGAAAGTCCATAACGATTTCTTTGACATGGGGAATATCGTTCTCTGTGATAAAAATGCAGTTGGTTTCATATGGAATACTTTCTCTAAATGGCAATATGCAATCTGTGTCAAGAAGAATGGGAATCCTACCCATCATTAAAGTTTCACCTAGTCTGTAAGAATAATTTCCCTCACCCCTAGAACACAAACAATATAAGTTATTATTTAAATTTTTTATATAATCTCTTTTATCGTCCCAAGTTCCAATTCCACCCCATCCAGGACGCAGAATGAAATCACATTCTTCTGGAAAATGTTTCATAAAAGTTTCAATTAAAAGTTCTCTCTTAGGATGACTAATATGACCACAGAATCCAATAGATAATTGCTTTGGTAAGTGTTTCCCACGGTAGAAATCGAAGTTTAATGTTGGTAACCCCATAACATTATCTCCAGATTCAGATAAAAATCCACTACGTCTGAAAATAATTGCTAATTCTTCTGGCATTGGAAATGGTAAATCATTATCACCTCCCAACATTATTATGAGTTTTTTTCCATATTTTTTTGCTTCTTCTATTAAAGGTCTCCACTCCATCAAATATTTGGTTCTAGTATCAAATATTGAGGTAGGAGGTAGCAAAACGTAGTCCGAATCCTCAATTGATCGACAAAACACTTGATCAATGTTTAATATGGACTCAAATGTAGACTTAGTTTCAAGAGTGAATTTTTCTAGTATTTCTTCTTTTATGTTTTTTGGCAACAAACATAAGTAAAATGAAATATGGGAAGTTGTATAATATTGTGTTCCATTAGCATTGTTTCCACACTTTTCTCTTCCAAAATAAACGTTATCTACAAATCCTACAATATCAAAACTGGGATCCGTATAGATTTTTGTCATGATAACAGAACAGGTCCTTGCATACCCTAATTATATCCATTATAATAAGACCAATAAATACCTTCGTAAGGAGATGACTACATATGCTCTCTACTCAGTATAGGTTAAGATTGGAAGGTATTTGCAAGAAGATTGCGAATAATGAGATAGTAGAACTGCCTGACATGATTTGGGCAGAGAAACTAGCAAAGGCACACACCACTGCCAGAGATTGGTTGAACAAAGCACGACGCCAATCCAAAGGTATTGAAGAGGGCAGCATTGATGATTTTATGAATAAGATGGGTCTCGGGGACCCCGATCCATCTAATCACAAGACGGGGTTCTCTGGAGCGGATGAAATCGTAGACTGGTTCCAACGTGACAAACCAGATGATTGGAGGCAACGTGACTGAATTTGAAAAGATTACTCCTGAAACATATCATAAAATGAATGAGGAATTTGAAGAGGAAGGTCTTGCCTTCCAAATCATTGTTCCTACTCAAGAACAAATTGATGTATGGCGTGAGCAAAGTAATGACTGACCAGGTTACAAAACTGAATATTACCAAAAACCTTGTGGAAAAGATTTCTGAACTATTGGACGCTGAAGTTCATTATTCATATATGCTTGATCACAAAGGTGAAGAAAAAAGAAAGATTTCTATTGTTTACAAAGAGGAAAAATGACAGCAGTAATTTATTCTAATGGGAGTCAAGAATGTGAACGGATGGCATCACTTTTGAAGTCACTTGGCGGTGAGTTCCTTGAATACAAACTGGGTCACCACTTTACACAAAGAGGATTTGAAGCAGAATTTGGTGAGGATGCTGAATACCCACAGATTAACATTGGGTTCAGACACATCGGTAACATGAATGAAACATTAAAGCATCTGAAGGCAGAGGGCGCTTTTGTATGATTGATTACGACGATTTTGTCAGTCGTGATTTAGAATACTACATGGATATGGTACGCCTTGTTGACATGAAGGTCAAATATGGCATGAAGTTTACAGAAGAAGAGAAGAAAATAAGTGAATTCATACTGCAAGTTCAAGAGAATAATAAGATAAACGCTTTACGGAACAAATTCGAAAAAATGTGGGAATCGGATGAATGAACCCTATTATCTTAATCGCTTGCTTTACTCCTCTTGCCGCAGTATTTGTGGTTATGAAGGTCGCTGTGTGGATGTCCGCTGTTAATTCGGAGGCAGATTATGTCAGAAAAGAACCTCTACGAAAACGAGGACCCTATGTGGCAAATCCATATGAAGACGTTGATGAGGAGGAAGAAGAGTATGGAGATCGCACGGACTATCGATGAAGCACTTTACCAATATTACCATGTGGAGCAGGGTAAAGAGGTGCCAAATTGGCGATACATCAAAGATCAGGACTGGTGGATAGAATATCTTAAGAGTTTGGGTATTGACCCAAGGAACCCATAGTGCTATAATACCAATTACATGAACCCTTATTATGGACTACAAACCCTACTCGCCTGAGTGGCATCGTAAAAGATACCTGAAAGAGGCGTTGGATAAGTATTTCGATGACTACGTTGAGAATGAAGTCATCCACAGCGATTTGATGGATATTCTTTCCGCAAGGATGTCTGCTGCTGTGAGTGAGGTAAACAAGGTAATGGATCTTAAGGACAAACTTAAAAATACCTGACTCGTATCTGCATAACTATAGTGTAGTTGCAGATACAACATGCATGATTTCCTAGACAACCTAGCGAACGATCAGTATCGTAAGATGCATGAGGAGAAAGAAAGTGATGATATTGAGTGGGATATTGAAGATATGAAGAGAGCAATAATTGAATCGGCAGAAGCATATGACGACCTCGTTGGCGGATGAATTTATTGAAATGATCTGCTATCATTGGCAGAACTTACAACAGGCAAGATATAGTCCAAATGAATTTGCACACATCCATGTGGAGTGGTTCACCCACAGGGGACAGTTGTGTTCAAAGCAGTATCAACACTCCAATGCTGTAGTATACAGGGAACGAGCGTATGATGTGGAGGATCGTGGTGATCTCCTGATCTTGAGTAGTGAAGACTATCCAAGATATTGTATCTCCAAGACCGACTATGGATTCTATGGGAAAACAGCAGATGGTGCCAAACTTGATAATGGTACTGAAATAGAATCTAAGTTATTCTTAAGTAACGTTAAGATGGAGGTTATAGATAGAGGTAAACTCAACGGT